CGTGGCCGACTTTAAGCCCACCAAGGATCACAGCTATCTGGCCGGCGGCGCCGGTGAGTTCTTACCCGTGGGCGAAAACGGCGAACTGAAAGCCGACACCCCCAAGACGGAACTGCTTCCCCAGCGCCAGATCAGCACCTTTGGCCGCCAGTTCAGCATGACCCGCCAGGCGTTTATCAACGACGACGTGGGTTTCATCACCGAAATGCCCGGCCTTTACGCCATGAGCGCCAAGCGTACGATCAACAAGCAGGTTTACAAGATCCTGATCGACAACCCCGCCATTTTCGACGGCGTTTCCCTGTTCGACAACGCCCACAACAACCTGATTGCCAGCGGTGCCGCACCGTCCATTGACACCCTGCAGGCAGCCATGCTGAAACTGCTGCACCAGAAAGACCCGTTCGGTGAATCCATCATGGTGGAACCCAAGTATGTGATCGTCCCCGTGGGCTATGGCTTTAAGCTGGCGCAGATCCTGGAAACCGCGCAGATCGACGTGACCGGGATCGGCAGTCACACCGCAAACGCCCTGTACCAGTACCGCAACAAGCTGCAGGTCATTGAGGAGGGCGCACTGAACGTCCTGGCCGGTGACGGCAACGCGATCCCCTGGTTTGTCGCCGGCGATCAGCGTTACGCCAAGAGCCTGCAGGTGGACTACCTGAACGGCCAGGAAACCCCCACCATTCGCCGCGGCGAGGTTCCGGGCCACCTGGGCTTTGTGTGGGACATTTGGCTGGACTGGGGCATTACTGCGGTTGACTTCCGCGGTATCGCCAAGAACCCCGGCACGACTATTTAACAGGAGGTAAGAGAATATGACCGCAAAATACTGGCAGAAAGGCGAGGTGCTGGACTACAAGGTCAGCGCCGCAGTTAAAAACGGCGAAGTGGTGAGCCTGGGAACCAGGATCGGCGTGGCTGGTGAAGATATTGCCGCCGGCGAAACCGGCCACCTCCATGTGGTGGGCGTCTTTGAGATGGAAAAGGCCACCGGCGACGTTACCATGGGCGCCGCGCTTTATTACAGCGCAACGGACAAGAAGATTACCACCACGGCCTCCGGGAATGTGCCGGCGGGTTACGCTGCCGCCCCTGCGGCCAGCGCAGACGAAACCGTACTGGTGAAGCTGCTGGGCTAAGAGCTGGGAGGAAAGGAACATGAAGCGACTGACAGCACAGCGCCCGATCCTGTACGGCGGGCGTATGTATCAGGCGGGCGACACCCTCCCCGCCTATGACAAGCGCATGGTGCAGGCGTGGCTTTCTGCTGAAAGCGCCAAAATGACCGACGACGCGGCGGAGGAGGCCACAATGCCCGCGCAGGACGTTGACAGCGGCCATGACGGCGCCGAGAACGCCGACACCACCCAGGACACCAAGGAGGCCGCAGACGCCACAGAGGGCACCCAGGAGAGCCAGGAGAACCACGACGGCAACCATAGCGGTGAAAACGCCGACATGGTGGAGGGCCACCTGGATCCCGCACAGCTGGAAGAAATGAACAAGGACGACCTGAAAAAGATGGCCAAGGACATGGGCGTGGATCTCCCGCGCGGCGCTGCAAAGGCGCTGATCGTGGAGCGCCTGGCGGCGGCTATCGTCCAGACCCCTGCGGCGGCCATTGTGCCGCCTGCTGCGGATAACGGCGGGGGTGCCCAGTAATGGGCGCCCCTACGTTCAAGGAGCAGATCGCGGCGGATATTTCTACCACATTTCTGAACTGCCTGGAGTTCGCGGACACCCACACGGTCAACGGAAAGAAAATGGCTGCGGTGGTGGACGACAACGAACTGCTGGAGCGGGACAAGGCCAAGATCATGGCCGCGCAGACGGAGGGCACATACAAGGCCCGGCGCCTGGTTTATGTGGCAAAGGCTGATTTTGGCCCACGCCCTGCCCAGGGTGTCGTGTTGGCGCTGGACGGCAAGGCGTACAAGGTGAAAACCTGCACCGAGGAGGCCGGGGTGCTGGCCATTGAACTGGAGGCGGTGAGATCGTGAGCGATCAAAGCATTTTGCAGATCGACACCGACGAAGAACTGGCCAGGGTCATGCGGCAGCTGAAAACGCTGCCCCAGCAGCTGGGGGCGCCCAACGTGCTGAAAAATGCCCTGAACAGCACCGCCAGAAAGGTCCGCCAGAAAATCATAAAGGACGGCAAAGGCCGGTATGCGCTGAAAGAGAAAAAGGCGCTGCAATCAGAAAGCAAAATCCTTTCCGCCAGCGCCTCCACCCTGGAGGCCGCCGTGCTGGCCAAAGGTCCAATGCGGGACATTATGGACTTTATGACACAGCCGAACACGGACACAGCCGCGGCGGCAGCAAAGGTCCTGAACAGCGGGGCCATGAAACCGCTGGAGGCGGGCGGCCTGAAAGCGTTTATTACCACGTTCCGATCCGGGCACACCGCCATTGTGCAGCGGCGCGGCGCGGAACGCCTCCCCGTCAAAAAGCTGCTTTCGCCTGCCGTTCCCCACATGATGGGAAACGAGGAAGTGAGAGCAGAGGCGGAGGCCCTGGCATACGAAACCCTGCAGCGTGAAATCGGAAAGCGGATCGAGCAGCTGACAGGTGCCAAGGCATGAAAAAAGCGGCCCCATATAGGAGCCGCTGGAAATCAGCAGGAATAAAAATCGTCGCTTGTATATCCCATTTGCAGGGCAAGGAAATATATGTGCTTGCACGGTTTACTCCGTTTGTCGAAATCGGGGCAAGTACATTCATCAAGGCTTGTCATGTAGGTGTCGGAACCAGATCCCTTTATTTCCGCAAAACCATTTTGGGCGTTATAGGACAGTATGGCCATAGGCTGATGAGCAGCTTTTTCAAAGCGTTCAAGTTGCGCCTGCCCGGTGTGTACTTTGGGATCCCAATGCCCAAACGTGCAATTCCCGGCGCATGGTGTACCGGTGAAGCGAAGAAATTTCTTTACTGGCTGGATCTTTTTGGGCAGCCAAAAGACAAGCGCCACACCGAGCGCCGCGAAAGCTACACCGGCGGGGGAAATCAACGTCAGCACAGCCCCCATTAAGATCAAAGCCACACCAACAATTCTATACACCAACCGCAGGGCGCTGGGATCTGATAGCTGATAAACGGCACCGTTTTCAGTTATGACAGTTTTAGGCTTTCCCATTTCTATTTCCTCCAATGCTGATTATTACCGCATCATGCTGACTATTACCATACCGCAATTATAAGTGACAAACGGAAACAAGTCAAGGAGGCGCTACCGCGTGACACAAGAGTTTTTGCAGGACGCCATTGTGGAGGACCTGAAACAGCTTTTTTCCAACTATACCCTGACCAATTCCCTGGGCGTCGAGCGGGCGGTGAAAATCGTTCCGCAGGGCCTCCCCATTCGTGAGGGCGACGACGAAGAAACCGACGCGGAAGCGCCGCCGGAGCCTTATGTGGCCGTGAAACTTTCGGACGGAGAGGTGACGGCGCAGGACGCACGACAGACCGTAAACGTGGTCATGGTCATTTGCGTGTGCGACCCGGACCCAAACCGCCAGGGCTACCGCGACGCCCTCCACATCGTCAACGAGATCGTGAGGCATTACGAACGTGACGGGATCGTGGCAAACCGCTATGAAGCACAGCACCCGATCCGGTGGGCGAACCAGGAGGAGGACACACACCCGTATTATTTCGCCGCCGTGGGGCTGCCGTTCTACGCGCCGGCGATTTTCAAGGAGGTGCCAGAAACATAATGGCGAAACCCAAAAAGGCCGAACAGGCCACCACTGTGGTTTACTGCGGCCCGTCCATTCCGGGCGTGGCGAAGCAGTACACCGCATACACCAACGGGATCCCCACCGCACTGGCGGAGGCTATCGTGAAGCAGCCAGCCATGGAGGGCCTGGTGGTGCCCCTGGAGCAGTTACCGGAGGCCATGAAGAACCTGCGGAGCGGCACGGGGCATATTTCCCGCCTGTATCGTCTGGTACAGGTCAAACACTAAACAGGAGGTAGAACAACATGGCATACAAACACGGTGTATATAACACCGAGCAGGCCACCAGCCTGACCGTACCCATTCAGGGCAGCGCTGGCCTGCAGGTCATTTTCGGCACGGCGCCCATTCACCTGGCGAAAGACCCCGCGGCGGCGGTCAACACCCCAAAGCTGGTTTACAGCTACAAGGAGGCTGTGGAGGCCGTCGGCTATTCGGACGATTTCGAGAACTTCACCCTTTGCCAGAGCATTAGCGCCTGTTTCCAGGTTTTCAACGTTGCGCCCATTATCCTGGTGAACGTGCTGGATCCCAATAAGGCGGCCCACGTCACGCAGAACCAGGCGGAAAGCTGCGACGTTGTGGACGGCGTGGTGCTGTATGACAAGAAATATGTGCTGCTGAACACACTGACCGTGAAGAACGGCAGCGCCACCCTGGTGGCCGGCAGCGACTACGAGGCGGCACATGAGGACGACGGCAGCGTGGCCATTACGCTGCTTTCCACGGCGGCCAAGGAGGCCAGCAGTCTGACCGTGAGCAGCACCAGCCTGAAACCCTCCGGCGTGACCGCTGCCGACATTGTGGGCGGCGTGGACACCTCCACCGGCAAGGAAACCGGCCTGGAACTGATCCGCCAGATTTACCCCACCCTGGGCATGGTGCCCGGCCTGATCCTGGCACCCGGCTGGAGCCACACCCCCACCGTAGCGGCAGCCCTCCAGGCCAAGACCGAGAACATCAACGGTAATTTTAATTGCAGTTGCCTTTTGGACATTTCCGCGGACAGTGACGGCGCGGTGGTTTACACCAGCGTAAAGGGCGCCAAGGAAGCCCTGGGCGCCAGTTCCGCCCATGCGGCGGCCCTGTGGCCCATGGTGGCCGTGGGCGAGAAGAAATATTATTTCTCCGCCATGTTTGCCGCCATGACGGCCTACACGGACGCCAACAACGCAGACGTGCCCTATGAAAGCCCGTCCAATAAGGACCTGCGGATCACCGCCACGGTTCTGAAAGACGGCACCACGGTGGCGCTGGATCAGCAGCAGGCCAACGACGTGCTGAACGCCAACGGCGTCATTACCGCGGTTAATGCCGACGGGTTCAAGTCCTGGGGCAACAACACCGCGGCCTATCCCTCCACCACGGATCCGAAAGATCGCTGGTGGGCTGTGCGCCGTTTCTTTGACTGGGACGGAAATAATTTCATTCGGACTTATTTCCAGAAAGTTGACAAGCCGGGCAATAAGCGCCTGATCCAGTCTATTGTGGACAGCCAAAACATTATCGGCAACGGCTACGTTGCCCGCGACTACTGCGCCGGTTACCGCGTGGAGTTCCGCAGCGACGAAAACCCCGTTACCAACCTGCTGGACGGCCACCTGACCACACACACCTACCTGGCCCCGTACATTCCTGCGGAATATATCGAGAATGTCCGCGAATATGACGTGGCCGCCCTAAAAAGCGCAATCGGAGGTGAATAAAGATGAACACGATCCCCACTAAGATCAATCGTTACAACGTCTACAACAAGGGAAACCGCCTGCTGGGCGTCGGTGAGGAAATGGCGCTGCCGGACTTTGAGCCGTCCAGCGAAACCGTGACCGGCGCCGGGATCCTGGGTGAGATCGACGACCCCACCGTGGGCTATTTCAGCAATCAGGAACTGGAAATCCCGTTCCGTCTGTTGGACAAGGAAACCGCCGACATGATGGACATGACCAAGGCCGTGCAGCTGGAGATCCGCGGCGCACAGCAGACCACCAACACCGAGGGCGATATTGAGTTCAGACCCATGCGTGTGGTGGTTCGTGGCCGCGGCGGAAAGCTGACCACCGGCAAGGTCAAGGCAGGCAGTTCCATGGACACTAAGATCACGCTGACCACTCTTTACATTCTCATTGAGGTGGACGGCAAGACCGTGGTGGAACTGGACAAGTTGAACGAGGTTTACAAGGTCAACGGCGTGGACGTTCTGGCCAAGATCAAGGAGATGTGCTGACATGAGCGACGAAAAGAGAATGGACACCGCCCTGCTGGCGGAGAATGACGAAAACACCGCGGCGGAGGAAAACGCCCTGGTTATGAAGCTGGACAAGCCTTTCACCTTTGAGGGGCAGACGTACACAGAGGTGGACCTGTCCGGCCTGGAGGACACCACGGCGGCAGACCTGCAGGCCGTGGGCCGTTTCGTGACGAAGAAGAACCCGGCGGCGAACCCCGCAACCGTGGAAATGACGCTGGAATACGCCCAGTTCATGGCGGCCCGCGTCGCCCACCTGCCGCTGGAG